AGCTTGGTCTACATTCCCTGTACAATTTACAGGAGGGTTAGTTACTAACATTAGCCCCTTACAACAGGGTATTAACGCTGTAGGTTCTGCATTTATTTTGCAAAACTTTGAGCCTTCACTTGACGGCGGTTATCGTAAGGTAGCAGGGTATACTAAACTAGACGATGCGCAGTTAACAGGTAGTGGTGTAACACAAGCACTTGCAGTTGTAGAAAATGCAGACGAAGAAAGATTTATAGCAGCACGTAGTGGTGTGTACTATTTAATGAACACAACGGATTCTACACCCGCTTGGTCTTCCCTTGTAACTGCTGCGGATACTACTTTTAATAAAGCAAGACATGTAAGTTATAATTTTAATAACAATTTAAAAATCGTGTTTGTCGATGGGGTAAACTATCCTGCATATTATACTGACAGTACACAGGCTATGACTTACATAACAAATAGTGGTACAGGCAATAGTGCGGTAGAAGGTGCAGGTACAGTAGAGTTATTTAAAAGTACTTTGTTTTTTGGTGTAGGTACTGAGCTTGTATTTACAGCCCCTTATTCCGACACAGACTTTAATCCTGCTAACGGTGCTGGTAGTATTGGGCTTAACTCAGCTATTACAGGTTTAAAAGTCTATCGTGACTCGTTGATTGTGTTTTGTCGTGATAAAATCATGAGGCTAACAGGTAATAGTGCTGCTGACTTTACTCTTAGTGCAATTACAGAAGACCTTGGTTGTTTAAGCGCAGACACAATCCAAGAGGTTGGTTCTGATGTTATGTTTCTTGGCCCTGATGGACTACGCACATTAAGCTCAACTGAACGTATCGGTGATTTTGGCATTGATGTTGCGTCTAAAAATATACGCCCTACAGTAACTGAACTACAAGGTTATGCACAAAACTTTTCAAGTACAGTTATTCGTGGTAAAGCCCAGTACCGTATGTTTGGTTACGTTAATGGTGAAAAGGTTAGCATAGCTAAAGGCGTACTAGGTACTAAGTTTATTGACCAAGGTGGTACAGGTTTTCAGTGGGCTGAGACAAAGGGTTATAAGGTTTACATTTCTGACTCTCAGTATATAGGGGATCAAGAATACGTAGTGTTTTCAAACAATGATGGTTACGTATATCTTATGGAAAGTGGAACATCTCGTGATGGAGATAATGTTGTAGCTATTTATGAATCACCTTTTATGCCCGTTACAGACCCACAAAAACGTAAAACATTCTATAAACTTGATTTATATATTAAACCATTTGGTGCGATTAACATTGACTGTAATGTTAAGTATAATCAAAACGACAGAAACAAAATACAACCCGCCACATTTTCATTAGTTTCAGATGCAGGTGGTGGTGGATTTTACGGAAACAATACTGCAATATTTGGTACTACTATATTTGGTGAAGCTCGTACTCAATCATTTAATAATAATATCGTAGGTTCAGGAAATACAGTCGCATTAAGAATAGAAGATGATAGTTCTAATTCAGCATTTTTGTTAGATACGGCAATACTTGAATTTGCTGAAAACAATAGGAAGTAAGGAAAACTCATGGGTACAGGTTACGTAAGAGCAGACATAGCCAACAACATTTCTAACGGTAATGTTATTGACGCTGATGACTTAGACAACGAGTTTAATGGTGTTGAAGCAGCATTTAATGCTAGTACAGGCCACACTCATGATGGCACTACATCAGAAGGTGGGCCTATTACAGTTATGGGACCAAGCCAAGACGTTGTGGCTACTGCCTCCGCACTACGTCCTAAAACGACAAACACTGTAGACCTTGGTACATCTAGCCTGAAATACAAAGATGCTTATCTAGCAGGTGATCTTAGCTTGGGTGATGCGGCTACTATTGGTGGTGCATTAAATGTTACAGGTGCAGCTACTTTGTCTAGCACACTTGCAGTTACAGGTAATCAAACTAATACAGGTGATCTTACTGTAAATGGTAACACAACTCTCGGTAATGCCGCTACAGACACGGTGACAGTAAATGCAGATATTGCTTCAAATCTTATTCCTTCTGTTGATGACTCTTACGATCTGGGTGCCGTTGGTTCTGAGTGGCGTAACGCCTACATTGATGGCACTGCTCACATTGATACTGGCTCTATTGATACTGCAAATGTTACAACTTTAGCTGTATCGGGTAACGCCACAGTTACTGGTGATCTTACCGTTGATGGTAACTTAACAGCTTCTGGTTCTATTGTTGCAACTACAGCAGATACTCTTACGACTGCACGTACTATTACACTTGCAGGGGATGTAACGGGTGCTGCTAATTTTGATGGTTCTTCTAATATTACTATTACAACTAACTTAGTTGTTGATAGTACAGAAGTAACTGCATCAGGTGCAGAGCTAAACATTCTTGATGGTGCAACATTATCAACAGCAGAGTTAAATACTCTTGATGGTATTACCGCAAGTACTACCGAACTAAACTACACAGACGGTGTAACATCAAACATCCAGACACAGCTTGATAGTAAACTTACTGACTTTTCACTAGAAACTTACACAGGTGATGTTGACATTGATGGTGAACTTATAGTATCATCATACAATGAAACATACCAAGCTGTAACTTCATCAAGTAATGCAACAACGATTAACTGTGAGGCAGGTAATGTCTTTAGTCACACACTAAGTGAGAACACTACGTTTACCATTAGTAATCCTCCTGCAAACGGTACAGCCTATGGTTTCTCACTAAAGATAATACAGGATGCAAGTGCTAGTGGTTATACTGTTACGTGGCCAGCTGCTATATTATGGCCTAACTCAGATCAGTATGCACTTACAGGTGTACCTAAGCTTACAAACACAGCATCTGCAGTAGATCAGTTTGTATTTTACACACATGATGGTGGCACAACTTGGTATGGTTTTACAGCAGGGTTAAACTTAGGGTAATAACAAATGAGCAATATTAAAAAGTTAATGATGTCTGGTGCTGGTGGTGGTGATCCACTTGATGTGGATGATGTGTTTAGCACTTACTTGTATACAGGGAATGGTACATCTCAAACGATTACTAACGGACTTGATTTGGCTGGTGAAGGTGGCTTGATTTGGAGTAAATATAGGAGTGGAAGCGGCCATCTGTTGTACGACACCGAGAGAGGTATTGATTACGTAGTGAGTTCTAGCAGTGCTGAGGCTCAGTATGACTATGGTGGCGATATAACTTCAGTAAACTCAGATGGCTTTAGTTTGGGTTATTACAGTGGTGGCGTGAATTATTCTGGTAGAAACTATGTTACTTGGTCATTCAGGAAGGCACCTAAGTTCTTTGACATTGTCACTTACAATGGAAACAGTACCGCAAGAACAATTAGCCATAATCTCGGTCAAAAGCCGGGTATGATAATCATAAAGGCTCTCAACAATGTTAGAGATTGGGCAGTCTGGCATAAAGACCTTGTGAATAATAATGGTTTTTTAATGCTCAACACTACTAATACTGAGAGTGCGAACAGTGATGTTTTCACGACCACTGATCCCACTTCTACTGAGTTCTCTATTGGAACTGATCTAAGAGTTAATTACAGTGCATTTTCTTATGTTGCATATGTGTTTGCAGATAACAATGGTGAAGGTGAGTTCGGCCCTGATAGCGACCAAGACATTATCAAGTGTGGGAGTTATACGGGAAACGGCAGCAGTGCTGGTCCTGTAGTTAATGTAGGTTTTGAGCCGCAGTTTTTACTAATAAAGGGGTCTAGTGGTAGCTGGACAATGGTTGATAGTATGCGTGGTCTTTGTACAAAACCTGCATACTCTGCAATGATGTATGCAAATAGAACTTATGCTGATAATTACACTGATTGGTTTGATGTGACGCCTACAGGTTTTCAGCCTTCGGATAGTTCTAGCGACATTAATGCTAGCGGACATAACTACATCTACATGGCAATACGCCGTGGCTCTCTGTTCCCGCCTGAGAGTGCGACTGAGGTGTTCCAACCGAATCTTGCTAGTGCTGGCCCTGCACCTGCTAGCCCACCAACATGGTATGCTGGTTTCCCACCAGATTTCGGTATATTGATCCAAGGAAAGTCAGGTGCTAATAGCAAGCTATGTGTATCAAGGTTGACTCAAGGTAGGATTATGTATACCGATGGAACCGCCGCTGAATTTGCTGATACTAACTGGGGACAGTTTGATAACATGACTGGTATTGGAAAGATAGGACTTAATTCTACTAATTGGTTTGCTAATATGTGGAAACGTGCGCCCGGCTTCTTTGATGTTGTGGAATACACGGGTAATGGATCAGCAGGTCACAATATAAACCATTCCCTCGGTGCTGTACCTGAAATGATCTGGATTAAAGGACGAGGTTACACATCAGATTGGGTGGTATATCACTCTTCCCTCGGTGCAACAAAAGTCTTAAAATTAAACACTAATGCCGTAGCGTCTGGCGCTTCGTCTTCTTGGTGGAATAATACTGCACCAACGGCAACCCAATTTACGCTTGGTTCAAATTTCGGTACAAATGATAACGGCAGTAGTTATATTAGTTATCTTTTTTGCACTTTAGCTGGAATTTCAAAAGTTGGTAGCTTTTCACATACAAACGGTAGCTCAACCAATGTTTCATGTGGCTTTTCAAATGGAGCAAGGTTTGTTTTAGTTAAGCGTACAGATGCAGATGTGTACCCGGCTGGTTGGTATTTTTGGGATGCAACTCGTGGGATTGTTTCTGGTAATGATCCGTATTTACTATTAAATAACACAGACGCCGAAGTTACTAATACAGACTACATAAACCCACTTTCAAGCGGGTTTCAAATGGACAGCAACTTTATTACAGGAAGTTACGTCTTCTACGCAGTCGCATAACCGCATACGCAATATAATCAAGGTCATACAAGGAGTATCAACTAATGACTGAATATCGTGATCGCACAACTGGTGAGTTAAAATCTCAAGGCCAGTTACGCAAAGAAAACCCTAACATGTCCATGCCTAAAGTGTGGACTAGTAATGTGTTTGACGCACTCAATGTAGACCCTGTTCTAAGTGCGCCTCAGCCTACGGAAGGCATTGGTGCATATCAATCAGTAAGACGCAATGGTGTAGTGCAGGATGCGCTAAACAACTGGGTTGAGGCATGGGAAGTTGCTGACATGTTCAGTGACACAACTGAGGATGGTGTAACAACCACCAAGGCTGAACATGAGGCAGCATACCAAGCACAGCTGGACAGTGATGCCGCAGAACGTAATCGCTCACAGCGTGATACATTGATTGGTGAAACTGATTGGTGGGCATCTTCTGACTTAACTATGACTGCTGAACAAACAGCATATCGTCAAGCACTTCGTGACATTACAAGTCACTCTAACTGGCCTCACTTAGATGCAGCTGACTGGCCTACTAAACCATAGGGCGTAGGTTATGGCAGATGTTAAACTTACAGTAGATGAAATAGAAGATATGTTAGATCGTGCAGCTAGGCGTGGGGCAAAGGAAGCCTTACGGTCTATTGGAATGCTAGATGATCAGGCACAAA